TTTGATATGCATCCTGGTTCCGGAGACACAGTGTCGTATGGAGGGAATTCGATTTCTGCTAAGCTTTTGGAAATTAATATGAATCCAACAAGAGATTTGGAAAACTACAATAGAAGCGAGCTTCTCAAGACCGACCGCTTGAGTCCTGCTGAGGTGGAATACATTTTGGGTAATGCAGAATATCAAGATTATTTTACCAATGTCTTTAGTGCTGAGATTGTCGGAATTACACCTATCATACAGAATTTCTATCTTACTACTCGCTACTTTAAAGATATTCGTGACGCGATGCGCTCTACTAAAAACCGTGTGCTGGATATTCTCAATACTACGATTGCTAACCACAACAATTATAATTCTGTTCCTAACCTTAATCGTTCGGCTGCACAAGGCGCCGCGATGGACGGAGACACGCCAGATGGCGAAGCTCTCGCGCGCGACTTTATTCTTAAGATGCTTGTTAAAACTCCCATTGACATTATTAAGGGACTTATGCAACTAATCGATCCGCACGTGATAATTTCGAAACTTATTAAGAACGGTACAGGAGAGGTGTTTAACATTATCCAAGCACAGCTACGACAAGTTGATCTTCCAAGCCCTGACGACGAGGGGCAGCCTGAATTTGCTCCATTCGCACCGGGCGCCACCGGCGCAGATCTATTTGTGGCGGTTCTGTGCTTGCTGCAATATCTCATGGAGAACCCGACGGACTTCCCTGCTCGTCCTGATTTCTTAAACAACGAAACACTCGCTTTTGGTCCAGACGGCGAAGAAGACCCCCCGCCGGAGAACTTTTTTCCGAGAATATCCGAAGATGGCGTCGACTTCCTGGGTACGGGCATGGGAATGTTAATGATGCCTCCGACACCTTTGGGGCTCATTTATCTGTTGTTATCACTAATTAACTTTGACACACAGCAGCCCAATTTGGACCTTGGAATTCAGTTTGGTCCAAATCAAACAAATGCCGGCGACACCGGCGGGCCCACTGAGTGTTAGAGAGAGGGTAAAAATATGTCAGGTCTTTCCGTAGCGTTACCATTAGAATTTAGCGAAGTATACGGCCCGTATGTGCGCAACATGACTTTTCCTGCTTTGGCGCGCCAAAACTTAAAAATGCTTCTTCTTACGATTCCCGGAGAGCGCATAATGTATCCCCTTTTTGGCGTGGGTCTTCCGCGCTACTTGTTTGAAAACAATGGGCCCAACACTTTCGCAGCCATTAGGGGCAAAATACATGAACAAGTTCAAATACATTTACCCTATCTCCAAATTGATGATGTAATATTTAATTATGTCGAAGACAATCCCGACCTTCATCCCAATTCATTGGATGTTTCGATCTATTTTACAATCAAGCCCTTACAGCAGTCGGATTCATTACAAATCGAGATACGCAACTAATTAAAAAGAGATATCACCATGCCCAAGAAACTACAACCCATTGATTATACAAGCCGCGATTTCGACTCAATTCGTAAAGAGCTAGAGAACTACGCCAAAAGATACTATCCTGACACCTATAAGGACTTTAATAAGGCCTCTTTTGGGTCATTGATGTTGGATACGGTGTCCTATGTGGGAGATGTTCTTTCCTTTTATTTGGACTACCAGGCCAACGAAAGTTTTCTCGAAACAGCTGTTGAGTACAATAATGTTCTTGAGCTTGCCCGGCAGTTGGGCTTTAAACTCAATCGGAACCCCTCTTCTTACGGTGTTCTGACTTTTTATATTCAAGTGCCGGCCGACTCGACAAGTCTGGGTCCAGATCTGGCTTATGCACCGGTGCTTAAAGCGGGTTCCTCGTTCTCTTCTGCGGGCGGCGGCATGTATACGTTGTTGGGAGACGTGGATTTTAGTGTTGTGACAAACCAGGTTGTACCAAAGGATATTGACAACACAACCAATAACCCCTTGAATTATGTCATCCGTGCTCAGGGAAGAGCAGTGTCAGGCCGAACCGCATATAAGGAGGTTACAGTGGGTGACTTTCAAAGATTCTTAAGGGTGGACTTGGAGACAGATGGCGTAGCTGCGGTGGTTTCAGTAAGAGATGCCGAAGGCCATGAATATGTAGAGGTTAACAACCTTTCCCAAAACGTGATTTATAAGGCGCTGCGCAACACAAATACATCGACAAACGGTACAGTCCCCAACATAATGAAAGCGGTACCAGTTGCGCGTCGGTTCACAGTAGAACATCACGCAGGAACAGCTTACCTTCAATTTGGGTATGGTTCAGATTCTGAACTACTTTCAAACTCAGTTGTGGATCCTACCAATTTAATATTGGATCTGAACGGACGCACTTACGTTACGGATGTTGATTTTGACCCCACCAAGTTGATAAGTTCAGATAAGTTTGGGATTGCACCAGCGAACACTACATTGCGAATTGGATATCGCGTCAATACCAGCAATGATGTTAACGCCGCAACAAGCACAATTGTGAATGTCGAAAGCCCGCGCTTTAGGTTTAAATCCCAGGGCGCCCTCCAAGCCATCCAACGATCGATCACACAAGGTTCTCTAGAGGTTACAAATGATGAGCCCTTTACTGGAGACATTTCTCTTCCAAGTTCCGATGAGGTTAAACAAAGAGTTTTTGGCTATTATGCAGCGCAGAATAGAGCCGTAACGGTGCAAGATTATCAGGCCATCTGTTATGGGATGCCGGGAAAGTTTGGGTCAGTCAAGAGAGCATCCGTTGTCCGTGATTTTGATGAATTGCGTAGGAATATAAACATTTATGTAATATCTCAAGATACGAGCAACAAGTTAACTGCTGCCAATCAGTCGTTGAAAAATAATTTAAAAACATGGCTTTTACAATATAAAATCATTAATGATACCATTGATATATTAGACGCCCAAATAGCAAATTTTGGAATCGAGTATGTGGTAGCAATCGATACTAATGCAGATAAATTTACCGTTCTTAATCGAGCCAACCGGGCGATTACAAAATATCTTAATGAGAACTCATATGATATTGGTGAGTCTATTTTAATTACGGATTTCTACAAAGTGCTTCAAAAAGTTAAGGGCATTATAGACGTGGTCGATTTAGAGATTGTCGACAAAGCCGGCGGCATCTATTCGGATTTAAGTTATGATTTTATCTCTAATTTAAGCGCTGATGGCAGACGCATCGAGTCCAAACAGAACGTTATTTTTGAGTTGAAATTTCCCAATGTGGATATTAAGGGATCGATTACCTGATGACTATTTTACGGTTTACAGCTAGCGCTGACACTACAATCACAAATGCGTTCGAGGCCAACTTGCGCTTACGCGGCACTGGCTCTAACATGGGCTACGCAGACTCGCTGGAGATTTTCTCCATCTATGGACAAGAATCGGGATCTAACGGACAATCCCAGGAACTCTCACGAACTCTTATAGAATTTCCTATTTCTCATATCTCAGCCAGTCGTGCTGCTGGGAACCTCCCCGCGTCCGGAAGTGTTTCGTTTTATCTGAGAATGTTTAACGCCAAGCACCCTTTCACTCTCCCTCAGGATTTTACTTTGGTGATGGAGCCAGTATCGGCTTCTTGGAGCGAAGGCGCAGGCCTAGACATGGATGAATATAAAGATTTAGGACAAGCTAACTGGGGGATGCGCACAAGTGCCAACGCATGGACACGAAAAGGCGGCGACTACTACACATCCTCAGCCCTTATTACCAATGTTTCTTTTCCGCTCGGGTATGAAGATATAGAGACGGACATTTCACACCTAGTCGAAGAGTGGATCAAGTTTTCGAACGCAAATGGCTCCCATAACGGAATAGTGAAAAACTACGGGCTGGGGATTCACCTAACGGCCAGTGAAGAGGCCTACTTCTCTAGTTCCGTCGGAGCAGGGAAACTGCCCCTCAACCCTGCAGCCGATTCTGGCTCTGTGTTGCAAAACCCAGGAGGCGCCACCCAGTCTTACTATACTAAGAAATTCTTTTCTAGGTCGACTGAATACTTCTTTAAGCGACCGGTTATTGAGGCGCGCTGGAATTCATCTACCAAAGATGACCGTGAGAATTTTTATTATTCTAGTTCTCTCGCCCCTGCGGCAGATAATTTAAATAAGCTATATCTATACAATTATGTTCGAGGGCAATTGACCAATGTGCCAAAAGTTGGCACCGGTGCAATGTTGGTTTCATTTTACTCAAGCAGCGGCGGTCTCCCAACGGGCGCCAAACTTAAGCTCCCAGTGGGCGGTGGGGTGGTCACAGCCAACCATCTAAACGCTACAGCGAGTTATTCAAGCACGGGCCTGTATGCAGTTCAAGTAGCCCTTACAGCGGCTTCTACGCCGGTTCCTGCGATCCATGATGTGTGGCACGCCGGCGGCGTTGAATATTATACGGGATCCTTTTATCCCGAGTTGATGCCTACCTATGATAGTGCCCCCACCTTTAATCGCATCACAAGTTGCACGAATCTTAAAAAGAAATATTCTACAATGGATAAGGCGCGCTTCCGCTTTTTTGTAAGGGATAGGAATTGGAATCCCACAATTTATACGGTAGCGAAAGCTAATAATCCTACTGATATTATTGAAAGCGCTTCATATGCAATTTATCGTACGACCGACAACTATGCTGCCGTAGCATACGGCACTGGATCATCGTTGAGTACGATGTTATCTTATGACAAAGGAGGCAATTATTTTGATCTTGACATTTCTCTTCTTGAGCCGGACTACATGTATGAGATAAGATTGTCTTATTATAATGGTAGTATAGGAGATTGGCAAGAGCAACCTCAAACGTTTAAATTTAGAGTTGAAGAATAATTATAGAGTATGAGTATAAAGAAATACTTTGAAGTCGCCGAGAATATTCAATCTCTGGCGGCCAAAACCTCCAACGATGTCTCGGGTGAAATAGAATCATCGGGCTATCATAAGCAGGATATTATCAAAGAAGAGAGGTATATCCCGTATACCGACTATAAGAAGCCCGAAAACTTTGCTCGGTGGGGGTCAGCAGAGGAATATTATGAGTCTGCAATAAAGAGAATCTATGGCACGTATCCATACGACGGCTCCCTTCAAGAAAGATTAAAATGGGAGAACGACTCAACATATCTAGATCTTTATCTTCTTAAAGAGCGCTATCCGCGCACTAATGGGTATATTATCATGTCGGCTGATAGCGCGGCCGTCAGTCAAGTTAACGATGGTTATGGGCGCCCCTCTACTCCGGAGTATATCTTCCTTAGAGGTGGTCCTAACCCCACCGAGAACGCAAGCAAGACATTAGCCGGCCAATTTACTGGCTCAAATTATTATGAGCCTTCGATGAACCGAGCATCGAACCTGCAGTACGATCTCACTTCCCGCGGAACGTCGGTAGAATTCTGGCTCAAAAAGGATGGTTTTTCAGATCCCAGTGTTACTTCTCGCGAAGTAATCTTTGATATGTGGAATGGACAAGCGTCTTCGTCCGCTGATTATGGGCGCCTACGTGTGGAATTGTCCGCGAGCGGAGATAATGTCCAAGGGGCCAATCCAATACTTCTCACGGTTCTTTCGGGAACACTAGGGTTTCAAAGACAGCCTATTGCTGCAAGCACTTTTACGACTGCGTCTATTGCAGATGGAAACTGGCACCATTACGCGATAACGATGAAAACAGTTTCTACGCCCTCGGCTGGTGTTGAAACGCGCTTTTACGTTGATGGTGCTTTAAATAATACGGTTGTGCTGGGATCTAAAGCTATTAATGATGTATCTACACCCGGTCTGAGTGCTCATATTGGTGCCCTAGTGGCTCCGATTTCTGGAGGAGCAACTCCAAGTTCAACTGCGGCCGGTGACGGTAAGCTCTCCGGCTCTCTTGATGAATTCCGTTATTGGAAGACACAACGCAGCTCTAAAGACATCGGACGCTATTGGTTTACGCAAGTGGGAGGCGGAGTTAACACGGACCCCACACCTTATATTGAAACACAAGAGATAGCCAACACAAATTTGGGAGTGTACTTTAAGTTTAACGAAGGAATCACAGGTATTGCCAGCACCGACAGCACGGTACTAGACTATTCAGGGCGATTTTCAAATGGTTCATGGACAGGTTATAGTGCCAACTCCAGAAACACTGGTTCTGCAATTGTGTCATCTAGTGCAGCCACACACGAGTTCCTTGATCCCATTATTTATGTTTCACACCCCAAGGTCCAGGCGCTTAAAACTGAACTACAGTTATCTGGATCTACACACGATGTCAATAACAACGCGGCTATCTATAACAGCCTCCCCTCCTGGATTGCAGAAGAAGACACCGAGGGTACCAAAAATGTTAAATATTTGACACAAATCTTGGGGAGCTACTTTGATACCCTTCATCTCCAGATTGACAATTTAAACACGCTTGGTAGTAAGCGCTATGTGAGCGGTAGTTTTGCGAAGCCCATTCCGTTTGCTGAAAAACTACTCACATCGACAGGTATGGTGGCACCAAACATCTTCCTAGATGCAGATGTTTTGGAGAAATTGGGTGATCGCAGCGAAGATCGTGTATATGGAATGTCTCTGCATGATATTAAAAATACGATTTATCAAAACATTTACAACAATATCTCCTATATCTATAAATCAAAGGGAACAGAGAAAGCCTTCAGAAACTTGATTCGTTGCTTTGGAATTGATGATGAACTTATCAAGTCCAACATGTATGCAAGCAATGTAGAATATGAACTACGCAATAATAGGCGCAATACGGTTGTCGGGGATAAGTACATTGATTTTAACACCGAAGATAACCGAGTAGCCACAGTCTTCAATTATCCCGATAGTACAAATGTCAATTCGGTAGGATTTATCACTTCCAGTACCAACCTTACAGGCGGCTTTGCTACAACTTTGGAAGCAGAAATTCTCTTCCCCAAAAAACCCTCAGAGGACCGGGACGTGGGATATTTTAGCACAAACGTCATTAGCTCTTCTCTTTTCGGCATGCATGGTGCGATGCCACATGATGCAAATGACACGACGTGGCTGACAAACCTTGAGGCGGTCAACTTTCAGGTTTATGCAGTTCGTGATGAACTTCTTTCCGATAATGCTAAGTTCGTACTGACTAGTTCTGGGGATGGTCACATACCCACTATTTCTTCTGCTCTCTATGAGGATGTATATGACAACTCACGTTGGAACCTATCTGTTCGTATTAAGCCAAGGGAATATCCCACAAAGGGTCTTGTTGACGGTACGACGTCGAATTATGTGGTGGAGTTACACGGCGTCCAGGCACAAGCCGGCGAAATCATGGAGCAATTTACAGTTTCTGGCGATATCGCCGCTGCAGGCCTCCCCGCTGCCTTCCTAACCGGGAGCCGCCGCGCATATATTGGCGCCCACAGGACCAATATGACCGGAAACGTTCTGCAGCCCACTGATGTAAAGGTGAATGCATGTCGATATTGGTTGGACTATATTGATGATGAAGCCCTCGCCGGCCATCTTTTGGATACCGAAAATCATGGTGCCATGCAGCCGCACCTTTATGCCTTCCCGTTCCAAACCTCGGCATCCTTTGGAGATGTCAAAAAGATAGATACTTTGCTGTTTAACTGGGAGTTTCTCAATAATACGGGCTCAGATGCCAGTGGCCAGCTTGCTGTTGCGGACATCAGCTCTGGCTCTGCCCCCAAGGCGGGCTTCGATACTGGGTTCTCACTCGACAATCTCCTGAATCAGCAGCACACTGCACAGGGACGATTCTTTAAAGTATCATCAACATCGGCCATCGATAAAGACTTTGTTGTGGCTGCCAAACTAAATCTCCCAGAAAACGTTGAGTCTGAAGACATGGTGAAGGTTCTGAATGCACAAGAGCAAGATGTGTTTACGTCTGACTCGCGGCCGACCAACTATTTCTTCGCTTTTGAAAAGAGTATGTATCAGGTCATTTCGGAAGAGATGATCAACTATTTTGCAAACCTTAAGGATTTCAATAACTTAATCGGCGATCAGGTGGAAAGATACCGGCCTGACTATAAACAAATGGCATTTATGCGCCAGAAATTCTTTGAGCAGGTTGGCAACGAGAAGCTTGATTTTGATAAGTTTTATGAATTCTACAAATGGTTCGATAGTGCTCTCTCATTAATGCTCGGCCAGCTTGTTCCTGCCTCCGCAGACTTTAGCGACAATGTTCGCACCATGATCGAGGATCATATCCTTGAGAGACCAAAATATCAACAGAAATTCCCGTTCTTGCAACGCAAGGGTGCCACAGATATTACCAGTTCAGTCGATGGCGACATGTCCGCCGACAGCTCGATGCTCTGTTCACCAGAAGATTTTGCACAAGGAACCGCCTTCTTTGCAAACACCGCGATGACAAAACGTCAGATTGGTTCTTCGAATACGTCGCAGAACAGGCCGTGGAAGCATTTTCATGCGCCAGTCCCAAAAAACCCTCCCATTGCCAAGTCCCTTC